GAAAATGACCAAAGCAGAAGTCATGAAGTTCAAGAACGGAACACAAACTTCATACCCTGTACTTGAAGTCGTAGATTGGGTGGACAGGCCATTCCCGTTGGAAGCAAAACTAGGGAATGTACTTGAAGACCATGAAGCAGAGTTCTAAGAAAGTACAAATTGTTGACACACCTAGTGGGGAGCTCATTATCAGTTCCCCACAGGTAACAAACAGAATATGTGAATGTGGTGGAATGATTATGGAAGTAGGCGACTGTATATTAGAAGAAAAACACGCAGACTATATAACACTATATACTTGCCTAGACTGCCACCAAGACTATCAAGTCTACCATAAGAAACAATGAGGATAAGATGCAGTATAATGAGGGAGACATACAAAAGCATTTAAAGAAACTAACATCACGATGGGGTGAGTTAGGAGAAGATGCTTATTTTGAAATTCGGTGTATAAAAGAACAGGCTATGCCTGCTTGGAAGAAATTTACACAAGATCAGATGCAGGCAGCGATAAAATATGCCACACGATACAACGCAGAAAAATACAACGTATACGTTACAGTCAATCCAATCAGTAAAGACAGCAATGGCAGAGCAAGTAGAGATGAAGACGTAATCGCATCGTTTTACTGCTTTTGTGATTGCGATACAGAAGAATCGGTCATGCAGTATAATAAGGTGTCGACAGGAGATGTTAAAGGCAACTTCGGAGTCTACACAGGTCAGAAACCAAAACGTGGTCATATCTATTATGAACTCGATAAACCCATAAAAGACTTAGCAACGTGGTCACTCGTACAGAGAGGTATTGCTGAAAAGCTAAACAGCGACCCCGTAGTAAACAATCCAAGCAGAATTATGCGTCTAGCAGGCACAATCAATTATCCAAACAAAAAGAAAGAATTAGACGGCCGAGTGGTCGAATTAGCCGAATTTAGGAATTTTCGAAGCGATATAAAGACCATACAGGCACTTAAAAAGTTTTTTCCATATAAGACACACCCCGAATTTCGTATCAATTTTGACGATTTCACACAGAGAGAACGTATTGATACCGAGAACAGTATTAGGCAGATTAAGGCAGGTAATAATTGGCACGACAATATGATTAGGGTCGTAGCATCTCTTGTAGCAAGAGGTCGCACCGACTATGAAATTCACCAAGCATTATCTGATATTACCTTAAGTGGTTACACTCTCGATGACACAACAAGGGAAATCAACGTGGCTATCGAGGGTGCTCGTAGTAAGGGGTTTACAGGTACAGAAAAACAATCAATCTCCTCCCTGATTGATACTTCTGTCGATGTCCACGATATGTTTCTGCAATGGACATATGTAGACCCACTTACGCACCCTAAAAGAGAATTTCTATACGGCAACCACTACGTCAAAGATTATTATAGTGTGACAGTCGCACCTGGTGGTGTCGGTAAATCCACCCTCGTAATGACCGAAGTGCTGTCAATGGTTACAGGCAAACCTCTGCTCGGTATTGAGCCGAACCAAAAATGCAAAGTGATGTATTTTAATGCCGAAGACCCACTCGAAGAAGTGCAAAGAAGAATCTTGGCCCTATGTCAGTATTATGAGATACCACAGGAAGATATTAGCAATCTGTATTATGGTAGTGGTCGTAGAACGAATATGACACTTATGGCAGGCAATGAGGGACTGATAAACGAGATGATGTTCCAAGAATTAGTAGACACGATAAAGAAGAATAAAATAGATCTTATCGTTATTGACCCACTTGCAGCCGTCATATCATCACAGGAAAGTGTCGAACATTTCAGAAACTTAGCGAACGAACTTGCTTCACTCGCAGACAAGGGCAACTGTTCGGTCGAACTAGTCCACCACACAAGGAAATTACAGTCCGGGCAGGAAGCAACCATTGAAGACAGTCGTGGTGGTTCATCGCTGATAGCAGGGTCTCGAAGTGGTCGTGTCTTGAGAAATATGAGCAAACGAGAAGGAGAGGAACTAGGTATAGAGAAGTATGTCGATTACTTCAAGATAGAGCCTGCAGGTAAAAGCAACCTATCACGACCTCTCGATAAAGAGCAATGGTACAAGAAAATCGGTGTACAAATACCAAACAGCGATTGGGTAGCAATAGTCGAGAAATATAATGTGCCGACAGCATTTGACGGAATTAGTGTTGAGAAATGTGGTATGCTTTGGGACGCAATCAGGTCAGAAGAACGATACCTTATGTCTCATATAGCAACCAAACCGAACGAATATAAGATATCGGTGCAGCAGTTTATGGCAGAGTTTTTAGATATGGACATAGACGCACCATCGACACGAACACGCATTAGAAGTATGCTAACCACTTGGTTAAAATCAGGTGTTTTAGTCGAGAGAGAAGTATCATTAACTGTTGTCGAACCGAAAAGTTATAGACCGAAAAGTATGGTCAAAATTATCGAAGTTGGCGACATAAAACCAGGAGTGTAAAAGTATGTATGAAAGAAAAAAGGGGTTAATTTCTTACATACATATATTGTGCCAAAGTATGTTATTTATAGTATGTATGGAAGACCCCTATAAGGGTCTTACATATCATACATACATACATATGCGTTTGAACAGATGTCGTCTGTATGGACGAATTTCGTACATATGGGGTGTTTAGAAAAATGATGGAATCAGAAGATTTTTTTGGTAAGGGGTTTGTGGGTTATCAGGCATATCAGAGCCATCGGTTTTATCGGTATGTTTTGGACTATGTGAACAAGCAGCGAGAACTTGATGATTTGTTCGGGGTGTTTGGTTATTTGGATTTGGTAGATGTAGAAATTGCAGAGAGGTTCAGGCAGGCATTATATAAGTTTCAAGTAACTATTCAGATGTATGAGAAGAATAAAGATGCTGAGAAAGAAATAAAGAACCGGGCAGAGATATGTATGAGAGGTCTCGATGCGATAACTAATCAGATCAAAGAAAAGAATTTATGGCCTAGTGTTGATATGTGGATATATGAGAAAGATGGAGAAAAAGTTTTTGGTGTTGTAAAGAGTCGTGATGATTTGCAGGTGGCAAAAGCAACGAATAGAGATGTTAAGGAATTTTATACGTTGCAGGAGCTTTATATTATGCTGAATGATTATCAGTCTATACGAACCATTAAGCAGAAACTTGATGATAAGGATATTATGCCTGTTGTTGAGGATATTAGTAACCCCAAAGAAGATAAGGACTATTTTGATGAAGAAGTACCATTTTAAACCTTATGATGAAAGTAAAGCACCTCATACTTTCCTCGTACAAGCTGAAACTATATTGAGAATGAGAGGTAAGGAATATGGACACTTCCTTGACCTGTTTAACAATACGTCACAAAGAATGAGTATGGCACTCGGTAAGGAAGTATCTCCATATGATGTAGCAAGACTTATGATTGAGTTGAAGTTAAGTCGTTTAGATCAAGGAGAATATAAAGAAGATACTATTATAGACTTGATTAATTACGCAGCTTTATTAGGTAGTATTAAATCCCATATGGAAGTTAAGGGAGAAAACAATATTGGCAATATAGACGTTAATGAGATTCTCAATAAAGTGCCAGGTGCATAATGACTAAAGTAAAATCTGATTATGGCGAAGATATTCGTATAAAAGGCGAGGACGAATATCGAGAGGAGAGTATCAGTATTACTGCAGGCAGTCAAAAGAGAAGACGTATACTCACTCAGACTAGTATTGATAGATATTATCAAAGAGGACTTATAACTGCTGCTCAATATAATACGGCTATATATGTATATGCCTTATATAGAAAGTCTGAAAAAAGAATTATATCTTCTTATAATCCTGATTCATCTCTTATGGGGACTAATATAGACGATAAAAACCTAGCTGGGTTTTGTGACTATATGGACATTGTAAAGGTGTTACCAAGTAAGCTATTTAATATCGTACAGCATATAGTTATATATGGGTTCTCGGCTAACGAATTTGATAAACAATATGACAATAAAAGAAAAACTTTAAATGAATTGAGACTTGCCCTCGATATGCTATCTGATCATTTTGGTGTTTATTAATGCCACGTGCTAGATCGTATATGGACTTTAGTGATTATGAAGTAAAAATTATTAAAGGCCTATATGCAGTTTATAAAAAGTATAATGGCAATATAAGAGTTAATTTAAAAGATCATATAAAGGTTATAGAAGAAGACATATATATAACTAATCTTAATAAATTGTCGTATATGCAGATCATCCAACAAGTGATGTTGCATACTAAATATTTATTTCAAATTAGATTAGAGGGTTACGAGGTGGACATCATTCAAGCAATTATCAAGTTAAGATGATTTTAAGAGGGTTTGAGGAGGTAGAAAAAAAAATAGGGTATCTTGACATATAAAAATCAAAATACCCTATTCTAAGGCTTTTAAAATGAGTTTCTAATTATCAAAATAAGATAAGAAAACACCAAATAAAACAATTCCAATTATTGATTCAATCATTTTCACTCCTCAAGTTAACTACATTAAAATGACTTTGAAACTTTGCATTAATCAAACACTCTCCAATTTGTGAGATCAATAATTTATAATGTATTGGATTAATCATATCCTTATTT